GTGACCATCTCGGTGTTCGACCTGTTCTCGATCGGTATCGGACCGTCGAGCTCACACACGGTGGGCCCGATGCGCGCAGCACGCCAATTCACCGAACGGCTGCAGGGATCGCTGGCCCACGTCACTCACGTGCGCGTCGAGCTGTTCGGATCGCTCGGCGCGACCGGGACCGGGCACGGGACTCCCGGTGCGGTTGTCCTCGGGCTGGAAGGTGCTGAGCCCGAGACAGTCGATCCCGATCATGTGCGGGTGCGGGCCGAGGAGATCCGGCGAGACGGCCGGTTGCGTATGGCGGGGGAGCACCCGGTCACCGTCGAGATCGTGATGTCGTTGCAGGCGATGGCCTTTCACAGCAACGGCATGGTGTTCACCGCCTTCGCGGCAGACGGCGCCGCGGTGGATTCGCACGTGTACTACTCGGTCGGGGGCGGCTTCATCGTCGACGAGGAGGACACGGGGGCGTCAGCCGACGGAGTCTCCGTGCCGTTCCCGTTCCGGACCGCTGCCGAACTCGTCGCGCTGTGTGACGAACAACGTTGTCGCATCAGTGATCTCGTCATCGCCAACGAGCAGGCCCTCGGCGACGGTGGTCAGCTCCGGGACGGGCTGCTGCGCATCTGGCAGACGATGCAGGAGTGCGTGGCGCACGGCTTGACCGCCACGGGGACGCTGCCGGGCGGGTTGCGCGTACGCCGGCGCGCGGCCGCCTTGGCCGCGGCTCTGGAGGCCGATCCGTCTGATCCGCTGTATGCGATGGATTGGGTGACCGTGTACGCGTTGGCGGTGAACGAGGAGAACGCGGGCGGCGGCCGGGTCGTCACAGCGCCGACGAACGGCGCGGCCGGGATCATCCCCGCGGTGCTGCACTACTACTGGCGCTTTGTGCCCGGAGCCGACGACGACGGCGTCGTGGAGTTCCTGTTGACAGCGGCCGCGATCGGGCAGCTGTTCAAGACGAACGCGTCGATCTCGGGCGCGGAGGTGGGGTGTCAGGGCGAGGTCGGCTCGGCGTGCTCGATGGCCGCAGCGGGACTCGCGGCGGTGATGGGCGGTACCCCGGCGCAGGTGGAGAACGCCGCCGAAATCGGGATCGAACACAACCTCGGCCTGACGTGTGACCCTGTCGGGGGACTGGTACAGATCCCGTGCATCGAGCGCAACGCCGTCGCGTCGGTCAAGGCAATCACCGCCGCGAGAATGGCGCTGTTCGGTGACGGCACCCATCACGTCAGCCTGGACACCGCGATCAAGACCATGCGGGACACCGGCGCCGACATGGCCGACAAGTACAAGGAGACGTCACGCGGGGGACTGGCGCTCAACGTCGTGGAGTGTTGAATTGTGGAGCCTAGGAGATTCGAACTCCTGACATCTGCCTTGCAAAGGCGAATCACCCTGCAGATCAGGCGGTTTGGTGACCAGCGAGCTGCTGAAACACACGACTGTGGTTAACAGTGGTTATCTGTAACCGTGGTCAAATTGTGGTCACGAAGTGGTCGGGCGGTCCGGCGCAGGTTGCCACTCTTGCCCCAAACTCTGGCCGTCGTGGTGACACCTTGCCCGCTGAAAGGAGAAGCGCCGTGCGCGCTTCGGGTTTGACGCCGGACCGCCCCTGGTCTACTGGGCCCGCACTCGGTACCGGTTGAGGACGATCTGCTCGGCGAGGGTCCAGCCGATCACCCCGCGCAGCGGGTACTCGTACTCGACATCGTCGACCTTCTTGCGGGACAGCTGATCGCCGTTGCGTGCGAGGCGGGCTGCCGCGGTGGTGATGACGGCGGAGATCTCCTCGTTGGGCATGCTGCCCTCGAAGCCGCGGCCGCGGGTGTATGCCCGGGCCATGAGGGTGGCGGTGCGCACCGCCTGCTCGACTCCGGTCTCGAAGTCGAGCAGGGCGGCGACGTCCTCGCTGATGGCCACAGCTGTTAGGCCTCGGTGAGCAGGGTGACGGCCTTGGGCTGCAGCAGCGCGGTGTCCCAGCGGGACACGACGCGGATGCCGATGGAGTCGTAGTCACCCCATGTCTGGTCGAGGATCTTGACTTCGGCGTCGACATCGCGCACGACGACGACCTTGGACATGTCGACCAGGCCGACGCGGGCCTTACCGGGCGCGGTCCCGGTGTTGGGGATGTTGTCGGTGATGATGACCGGCAGGCCGAACAGGCGCAGTGAGGTGCCGTCCTGAATGGTCGTGGGGTCGATCAGGTACTGCGAGGAATCCGATGCCGTCTTGAGCTTGCGGATGGCCGAGAAGCTGGCCGAGGTCATCACCCAGTGCGTCGGGGACACCTTGTTGGCCATGGCGGTGGCCCAGCCGTCGATGAGGCTGTCGGCGTCGGTGAGGTCCAGGGCGCCGGTGGCGACACCGCTCTGACGGAGGACGCCCTTGATGGTGTTGCTGGTGCCGGTGCCGTCCCAGAGTGCTGCGTCGAGGGCGTGGGCGACGTCGGTGACGAGGCGGGTCTGTAGCACCGATTCGAGGCCGATGACGCTGGTGCGGATCAGTTCGTTGGTGAGCTTCACCAGAACTTTGAGGCCCTTGAGGGTGGACGGTAGCAGGGTGACTTCGTCGAATCCGACGTCGCCGTCGCTGATCTGGGCGCCTTCGGCGACGAACCCGGCGGTGACTCCGTTGGCGATCCGCGGGATGCGGACGGGGCTCGAGGAGTCGAGGATGACGGGGCCGGCGGCGAGGAAGGTGGATGCCTGCTCGAGGGGCTGCACGAGCAGGCTGGCGACCTGTGACTGGATGAGGGTGGAGTTACCCGAGGTGGTTTCGATGGCCACGATGAAAATCCTTTGAACGTGTGTCGTTGAGTGGTGTTCGACACGTCGCCAGGACGTCTATCGCGGGTGATGCAGGGCGCCAGGCCCTTCCACCAGTGTAAGGCTCAGGTGTGCTGTTTGAGTAGGCCCAGCAGGCCCAGCGGTGTGGCGGTGCTCCCCCGCCGTCCCTGCCCGATGTCACCGAGGGGTGTTCGGGACGCGAGATGCGGCTTGCGGGTGAGCAAGTCATCCATCGCGGCGGTGAGGGCGTCGGGGTCCTCAAGGTGGGCTTCGTCGAACTCCAGATCGGTGGGGTCGGCGAGTCTGCCTGTGGCGCGGACGAGTTCGGTGTGGAGGCGGCGGGCGTGTTGCTGGGCTCGTTGCCTGTACTTCCCGTTCTCTCGGCGCAGATCCTCGACGACTTCGCGGGGGAACACGTCGGGGTCGGATTCGGGATCGGACCCTTCCGGGATCGAGCTTGAGTCGTGATCCTCGGCGACGGCAGTTTCGCTATTACGGATTTCCGTATTATCGGGCGAGTCGGCGGAGGTGTCGGTGTCACTCATTGGGGTGTTTCTCCTTCGGTGTTTCGGATCTCGTCGACGGCGTCGGCGAGTTGTGTTGCCAGTCCGATTGCTTCGCTGGGGTCAAGGCGGAAGCTGAACCCGCCGAAGCTGAGACGGACTGGACGGATCGTTCCCGGCACGGTCACCACTCTGGCTTCGAGATCTCGCGCGCTAAGCCGCATTGATCTTCGCGATCTCGTCGTCGGAGTAGCCGAGCTTGGATAGGGCGTAGGAGGCGGGCAGCAGACCGGCCTGGAACAGCTTGACTACCGCGTCGGCTTCTTGGGCGACGGATCGGGTTGCGGCGTCGGCCCATTGGACGCGGATGTCACCGGTTTGGGCGGGGTCTCGACCGTCCCGGACTGCGATCATCAGGCGGGCCACCTGTTCCCATGCTCGTCCGAATGTCTGCTGGCGGGCTTCGGCTCGGGCTGTCAGCGACGCCTCGGCGGCCCGGAGCGCGTCGGCAGATGCGGGGTTGTCACTGAACACGCCGACGTAGTGAGCCGGCAGGGTGGACACGGCCATAATCTGGCCGAGCAGCACCCGCACCGACGCTTCGTAGCCGGACAGGTCGGCGGCCTGCAGCTGGCCGAACTTCGCCTGGTCGTTCTCCGAGATCATGGCGCGGTGGCCTTCGGGGATGGGGTTGACTTCCCGCATCACCGGCTGGTCAGCCTCGTCGAGGATCGGGTCGCCGTTGTCGTCGAGCACGGGTTCCTCGGTGAGTTCGATACCGGTGGCCCAGCGGCGCGGGCGGCCAACGTATTCGGAGGTGACCATCATGTCGGCGAGGCTCTTGTTGAGGGCGTCGACCAACGGTTTAAGGTCGTCGATCTCGGAGGTGCCGAAGTCGCCGATGATCTGGTCGGAGTTCCGCAGGTTCACCACCGGGACGACACCGAGCGGGTTGGCGATCTCGTTGACGGTGTTGAACCCGGTCGCGGTGACGGTGCCCACCTGATCGGCTTTAAGGCGGACGATGCGGTCGGGCAGGTACAGCACAGCGTGGGTGACGTTGGCGGGCTTCTCTTCCCACCGCTTCACCGCGGCCACGATCTGGCGGGTGCCGGGATCGGTGAGCACCGACACCTGCTTCGCGGACTCCACCGTGACGAGTGGGCGGCCGTTGCGGGCCCACACGATGACGTAGGAGTCGCCGAGCAGCAATGCTTCCCGATGCGCCACACCCGATGTTTGGTCGAGGTCGTTATGAATCCAGTCAGCCCAGAGGCCAGCGTCGCCGGAGAATCCGGTGATGCGAAGCCGCTCCGCCAACGCAGTCACCGTCAGGCGGGGAATGTTGGACGACATGATGCCGAACCTGTTGCCCAACGCCACCTTCGCCTCGGGAGACAGGAACGCGAGCGGCTGCTTGCCGGTGTAGTAGCGGTCCAGATCCGCGTAGCGGGCCAGGGGTTCGTTGAGTCGCTGCAACAGTTGCAGCAGCAGATCTTCTTGGGTCACGATGCAAAGCTCCTTACTCTCTTACGGTTTCGTACTTGGTGGAACGCCGCCCGTTCATAGGCCACGATGGCGGCCACGGCGGCATCGATCTTGCGGGGGCTGCCCTTCTTGTCCTTGGAGACGAGATCCCCCTGTGGGGTGGGTTTGGCGACGCAATGCGCGATGTGCGCGGCCATCCGCGGGTCACCGTCATGGGTCACCGCATGCGTGGCGACGGCCTGATACAGCCGGTCGGTGGCCGGCGCCATCCGGGCCGCGTTGGCGGTGTTCCACTCCAGCACCCGACGCTCCCCGTGCCGCTTGGCCCACTGCTCGATCTCCGACCGCCACCCCCACGGGTCGCACGCCAACTCCACGACGTCGTACTTGGTGAACGCGATGTCCACGGCTCGGTCAACGTCCTCGCGGGGTACACGCCAGCGTGCATCCCCCGGGTTCTCCCACAGGCCCTCCACCCACAGATGACCGTCGAGAGTGCAACCCACCAGGGCCGTCGAGTCGCCCGAGGCGGAGCCGTCGAACGCCAGGACGACACGCTCCCGCGCCGACACCTTCCGCTCGATGCGGCAGTCATCCCACGCGCCCCACGGCAACCAGGCGTCCACACCGGTCACCCACTGCCCCAACCGGAGCTGACGGAACACCGGCTCCCGCAACGTCCTCCGCGCCGCCTCCAACCCGTCCTCGGCGAGGAACGGTTCATCGCACGCCAGAGCAGGGTTGGCGATCCGCCACACCTCGCGGTCCGCAGCGTCACAGCCCTCCGGGGCGGCGAACTCCTTGAGGTAGAACGCCGGGTCGTCACCCATGCGGCCGTGCTCGACGAGCCGCCACATGATGCAATCCGGGGACGACGACGGGGTGCTGATGGCCAGCGTCAGCGACTCCGGACGCTTCCCCGACACCGAGGTCACTGCCTCCCACGTCGCCTCGGTGACGACGTGCAACTCGTCCACGATCAGCAGCGACGGATCATGGCCGTGGAGGGCACCCGGCTCGGCGGGCAGCGGCAACAACAGGCTGTCGTTGTGCGGGACCACGATCCGATCCGCGAAGATCTGCGCCCGCTCCTCCAGTTCCGGGTTCAGCTCGATCATCCGGCGCGCCATCCGCAGCGTGATGTTCGCCTGACGCTGGTCACTGGCGACGACCAACACCTCGGCACTGGGCGGACCGACGAACAACTCGGCCACCGCCAACATCGCCGCAAGACCGGTCTTGCCGTTGGCGCGAGCCACCGACACCAAGCCCGTACGGATACCGGGCGCGAACGCTCCCGTGATGATGTCCCGCTGGAACTCCCGAAGCCGAACCGGTTGGCCAGCACCCACACCCTTGGGAACCAGGAGATAGTCGGCGATGAACGCCAGACGACGGCCCGCACGATCGTCGGGCATCCCCGAGAAGTCCAGAGGGGCGGCCTTGATCTGGCCCTTCGGTCCGGCCTTCATGGCAGACTCCGGTTATGGGGTTCATTGTGAAAACTGTCGGGGGATCGGTCACTCTCACGGAGCAGCAGCCTGGCGACTGGTACGAGTTCCTTGAGGGAGGCGTACTGGCGGTCCACTACGCCGACGAGGCCAAGTGGTCCGAGTACTACCCACCCCACCGCTGGGAGCAGATCACGGCGGACCAGCCACCCGGACGGCCCGTGGACCCCGAAGCCTGGGCGAACAGCATCTACTGATCTCATGCCGCATCCCGCGGTGTGAGACTCAAATCCGGCCTGGGCGTGGGTGGCTGAGAGGCCCGAGCAGGGGCCACCCCCCTGGTGCCTGACGGGCCGCGTGCGGCTCCAGCGGCGACGTTGCAGGGTCCGCAAAGCACTTGGACGTCGGTGAGGCGTATGGGCTTGCCAGCGGCCTTACGTGCCCATGCTTCTGGGGTGTGGTCGGCCTGGAGGTCCTCGGTGCTGCCGCATGATCCGCAGAAGGGTTGCAGCCGTCTGGCTCTCTTAGACAGTCGTTTCCACGCGGCGTCATAGCCACGTTGGGTGGCTGTGCCCTTGATGTCGTGCTCGGGGCAGCGTGGGCCAGCGCATGGCTCACCACACGTGAGGCAGGGGCTCATCGTCATCCGTCGTTCTCGACTTCTTTGGCCATGAGGAGGTTGATGCCTCGGTCGATGATGCTGATGCCGAAGTTGGTTCGGAGGGCGGGTAGCACGATCGTGTAGACGTCGGAGATGGCGATGATGGTGGGGGTGACGTTGTCGGTCTCGTGGATGATGCGGGTCATCAGCTTGTTGTCTTGGTTGCCGTAGGCGATGAGGAATCGTGCGGCTCGGTTCCAGTGCTCGGGCACTGCGGGGTCGTCTGTCTTGTCGGCCATCGTGAAGATGAGTTCTGACATTCCGACTTGTCCGGCGGGCGTGACGAGTTGGGGGACGATGGCGTCGTAGGTGCAGAGGATGGCGTGGATGAACTCGGTGGCGCGTTTGGCGTCGAGGGCTTCGGAGATGACGGCGTTCATGCCGTCGATGTCGGTGTAGGCGTGGTGCTTGACGAAGGCGCCGGCGCGGCGGCAGTCGCTGACGTTGTTGGGGTTGACGTTCATGTGGTTCTCCTTGGGTGGGTTGGTCCAGTAGTCGTCGGGGACGAAGATCACCTTGCGGTTCATGCCGTGGCCTGTTTGCTGAGACAGCCGAGGTGGGTGTCGCCTTGGCCGGCGGTGACGGGTTTGGCGCAGACGAGGCAGCGGGGTATCTCGCGTCCACGGAAGCGGACGGTGCGGCGACCCTTGAGTTCCTGCCGACGTGTGGTGAGTGGTGTCGGCGCGGTGATGTCTGCGTCGACATCAGTGGGCTCATCAGTCGGCTCACTCGTGGGGACGTGAGCCGACTGTGAATCCGGCCCAGTTGGCTCATTGCATTTCTGCTGGTCGAGTCCAGTTGGCTCAGTTGGCTCAGTCGGCTCACGTGACACCCCAGTCGGCTCACTGCTGATCTGACTGGGTAGGTACCACGTCGAGGTTCTTGGGAAGCCGCTGGAGCGATCCACGACACCGAGCTTTTTCTTCGCTCGCTTGAGAGTGGCCTCGCTGATCTTCTCCTTGGCCGCTTCCGACTTGATGACCTTCGACGCGGTTGGACCGTTTGCTGTCAGGTAGTCCTCCAGCCAGTGACTGGCCGCTGTCCGCTCACCGTGGTCGTCGTCGTCCGATCCGCCGAGGAAGTCTCGGGCGTCGAGCGTGGTGTCGCCGAGCCATTCGACGGAGCCGATCTCGGTGGGTCCGTCGTCGGTGTGGATCACCGTGCTGACGATCTTGAACTCGACGGAGCGGTCGGTGCCCGCGTAGTTGCTTTTGGTGTTGGTCAGCACGCGCGTGCCGGTGTCGGGGTCGTCGGCGATCGACAGCACGCAGCGGGCGACCTGGGACCACGCCACGGAGCCGAGCATCAGTTGGCCGGAGTCCGTCCCTTGTCGCTTGCCGAAGTGCGCGAGCCCGATCACCGTGACCTTCGCGCGGTCAGCGAGGGCTGCGATCGGCTCCAGGTACTGGCGCACGGCGATGTCGTCGTTGCCGGAGAATCCGGACGGCACGACGGCCTTGGCGGGGTCCAAGATCAGCATCGTGACGTTGTGCTCCTGGATCACCTTCTCGATGGCGCGCAGGTCGAGCGGAAACACGAGTGCGCCGGTACCGAGTTCGGTTTCGACGTCGATGAAGATCACGCGGTCCATGTCGGCGCCGGCCGCAAGCAGTCTGGGGGCGACGGCGTGTTCTCGGGACTCCTCGGTGCCGATCCAGATGACAGTGCCGCCGTCACGGGTCTCACGGGCGACCCACGACGATGCGATGGTGCTTTTTCCCTTGCCCTCTCGGGCTGCGAGCAGGTTTATGGCGTACTGCAGGATCAAGCCGGCCTCCCACCAGACCAGCTTTTTGGCTTTCACCGACGAGCCGCGGGTAACGACGATGCGGCGACCGGACTTCTCGCATGTGCATGCGAAGGACTCACAGTCCCAGCACATCTGCTCCTTCGATCGGGTCACGCCGTTCTCCTCAAGCTGTCGATCTCGCGTCGGCGCTGCACTTGCTGGGCGACGACCGACCAGTCCTCGGCGGCCGAGATCTGCTGCCCCGCATCTTCGATGGCTTCCTGACCGATCTCGATGCGCAGCACGTGGTGCTCACCGGCGAGGGCGAGGGCGAGCAGCTTCCGGGGGTCACCGTCGTCGAGGGCGCGCCAGGCGGGGGTGCCGGCCCACGGCAACGTGGTGTTGGCCTGGTTGACGAGGGCGGTGATGAACTGGTGGGTGGCCCACCATGAAACTTCCTGGGACGCGGGAGAACCCGCCCCGGTGAGGGGGCGGGCTTCCACGGCTTGTTGATCGGTCACTGCGCAATCCGCCCATAGGCGGTGTGACGCCGAATCGCGCTGCCAAGCAGGTGGTGCAGCTGCTCTGCCTCCTCCACGGTCATCCACGCCTCGACCCCATCGCCTTCCCCGTTCTGGTCGTTGTAAAGGCCGATCATGAGTTCGTCTGGCACTCGTTCCCGGTCATCGATATCGACCCAAATGCTCAGGTAGCGAGTGCGCTGCGGTACCGCGGTTGGTGGGCAGCCAGAGAGTCGGGCCTCGCCTTTCCAGATGTGGTTGCCGAGACTTTGACACCCGTGTGATGTGCAGCCGTCAAGTCCGCAGCGGATCGTGTTGTCACTCATCGAGTCACCGCCCACTCCGTCGCGACGTCGGCAGCCTCCGTGATGTACTGCGCCAACTCGATCGCCTGTGACGGCGTCAGGGGTTCATGTCCGGCGTCGTCGACCTCGACGGCAATGCGCTCCAGGTGACCGTCGCGATACTGGTCCGCGATCACTGTGACCATTGGGCAGCGCATGAAGTCGTCCGATGTGACGACAACTCCGACGGTGTTGTAGACCTCGCGGTAGCCGTCGTGCAGCCACAGATCGGCCTCCGCGCCAGGGGGTGGTTGAACGTCGGCGGTGTGAGTTATCGTGGTCATGACTGTCCTTTCATCTGAGCGTTTGGGTGGTCGTGATTCCGAAGGGCCTCGGTTGCAGCCGGGGCCTTTCGCATGTCTTCAGTGCGGTCAGCCTCGGGGTCGAGGCCCAGATCTTCATGGGCGGGGTAGATCCGCATCAGGCAGCATCCCCGCCGAATCGATTTGCGCGCAGGTACCCGAGGACGTCTTCGCGCAGATACCGCACCCGGCCGCCGATCTTCACCCAAGGCACACCTCGTCGGCGGTAGCGGTCCTGAGCCAAGGCATCGATGGTCGTCTGCAGAATTGCGGCTACCTGCGCTGGAGTCGCGATTGGCGGCAGCTCTTCGGGTGCAACCAAGTCGTGCATTGCTATCTCCGTTCACTTTTTCTGCCAAAGTTTGGCAGTAGTGACGTTCTAGCACCTACGGTCACACGGTGTCAATAGATGTGGATCGCGCTGCCAAACTATGGCAATATGGCGCTGGTGGCAGGCAAAGAGCCGGAAACCGGTCCAACAGCGAAAACGGTCGCGCACAACGTCAAGCGGCTTCGAGGATCGCAGGGGATGAATTTCACGCAGTTGTCTGAGACGCTGCAGTCGCGTGCGAACTGGTCGATCAACGCCGTTGGCATCCGCCGAATCGAGGCGGGTGAACGTCGCGTCACAGTCGATGACCTCATGGCACTCGCAGTGGCCCTTGGCGTTTCGCCCGCGACCCTGCTGTATCCGGACACCGAGGACGCATTCGAAAAGCTTGCGGTAACAGGCCTACCCAGGCCCGAGCGCGCGCGTGTGATCTGGGAGTGGATATCTGCGAGCATGTGGGCATACTGGGCGATCGAGAATTTGGGCGGCTTCACCGCACCGAGCGATTTCTTCAGACGAGCCTGGCCTGGATGGCTTATCGAGACCGTGTCCAAGAAGCAGGAGATGCCCGATGGGGCTATCCGAACAGGTCTCGACGGTTACGACTCGATGTGGAACATGGCACGCGAGAAGGCGCGTCGACAGCAGCTCGAACGTGATCTTGAGGACTTCGGCGATGGCAACGATTGAAAAGTACGAGCTGCCCCGGGAGGACAAGAACGGGGTGCCGCTGAAGCCGGAGATCCGCTACCGGGTGCGGTACCGGACACCTAACCGGAATCAGACCACGAAGCGCGGCTTCAAGACGAAGCGGGACGCCGAGGCGTGGGCCAACCAGCTCGAGGTCGACAAGCGCAGGGGCGCCTACGTGGCACCTGCCGCCGGTCGGGTGAAGTTGGGCCAGTTCGCGGGGGAGTGGCTGGACAGCAAGCACAAGTTGAAGCCATCGACCCGTGCCCGCTATCAGGTTGTGTTGGACACGTTCATCGCCGATCACTCCGAGGTCGCGCTGGGGGATATCAGCCGGCCGCTGGTCCGGGAGTGGGTGGCGGATTTGAGTGCCACTCATGCTCCGGCGTCGGTGCACAAGACGATCGGGGTGTTGCGCCAGGTGCTGGCGATGGGGGTGCGGGAGAACCGTCTGGTGACGAATCCCGTTGATGGAGTCGAGTTGCCGTCCGTCGATACTGTGGAGCAGCGGTTCCTGACGCTGGAGCAGTTGCACGCGCTCGCGGACGCGGCCGGTGAGCACAAGGCGTTGGTGTACGTGCTTGGGACGTGTGGGCTGCGGTTCGGCGAGGCAGCTGAACTCCGGTGGCGAGATGTGTTTCTAGACAAGAACTCCATCTCGATCCGCCGGTCGGTGACGTTGGTCAACAACAAGTTCGTGGTGGGAACGCCAAAGGGCGGGAAGGGTCGCACGGTGAGCTTGCCGGCGTTTGTCGCCGATCTGCTCCACCCGGGCGACGCCGACGCCCTGGTGTTCCCGGACACCGCTGGGGGTCACATGCGGGGCACGAACGTTCGGCGACGGTGGTGGGCTGATGCCGTGGCCGAGGCCAAATTGTTCCCATCGAGAAAGTCGAGTGTCGACGATCTCGTAACTTACGACTTCAAGCTCCACGAGCTGCGGCACACGGCTGCGTCGCTGGCGATCCAGGCCGGGGCGAACATCAAGAGCCTGCAGAACATGCTGGGCCACGAATCCGCCGCACTCAGTCTGGACCGGTATGGCCACCTGTACGGATCGGATGTTGAGGCGGTCGGGGTGGCCATCAACGCACTGTTGACGCGTGATTGTGGTCAGAATGTGGCCACGGACGCCGCCTGA